TATCTTGTAGAGAGCCTTACTCTGAATGGTTGCTAAAATGTACAGGAAAGAGGTATCGCTATGCTTCGTAAATTAAAGCTATATGGACAATTAGCAGAATTTATCGGACATAAAGAGTTCGAGATAAAAGTAAATAGTGTTTCTCAGGCTGTAAGTTTTTTAATACATAATTTTCCAGAAGTAGAACGTTTTATGGGTCCAAGATATTATCAAGTAAAAGTTGGTAGTTATGATATTGACGAGAATGAATTATCCTATCCTGTAGGACAGGAAGATATACATTTTATTCCAGCAATTAGTGGTGCTGGTAGAGGTATGGGAAAAGTATTATTAGGTGCTGCCTTAATTGGAGGTGCTTTTCTATTTACTCCTTTAACTATGGGGTCTTTTTTTAGTCCTATCGTTGCTCCAGGATCTTTTGCAGCAGCTATGCCATTAACAAAGGCAGCTATAGGAATCGGTGCAGCATTAGTTTTATCAGGCGTAAGTGATATGTTATTTCCCTTACCCGAACCACAGAAATTCAATTCAGAGGAAGATCCACAACTATCTTTCAACTTTAGTGGAGTACAAAATACATCAAGAGCAGGTACTCCCGTTCCAATAGTTTATGGCGAAATATTTACAGGAAGTGTTGTAATAAGTGC